CCCAATGTTCTTGCCTAGATGCGTTGACTTACCAGACATCATGTCATTGTCCATGATACCTGTCAGTGATACACCAAGCAAGCGTTCCTCTTCTGTGTTCTTCTTCCATATATTACGCAGGTATTTGAAGTCAGTCAGTGTAGACTGGAACGTACCCAAGATAGTGGCAAGGCGAACCTTGTCAGTCAGTGTCTGCTGTGTGTCTGATGCACGTACAACAACCTCTGACAGATTACAGAACTGGTACGGACGCAAGATAATTTCACTGCAAGGGTTGCATCCGAAATCATGCTCTACCTCACGGCGACCATTCTTAGCTGCCTGTACCTGTGCTGACTTACGATTGAAGATACCACGTTCACCAGACTTGCTTTCGTACAGGGATACCCACTCACGCATGAATGTACCCATCTCTGGCTTGCCCTTGTAGGCTACGCTGTTGTTAGCCAGCGCACGTTGTCCTTCATTCTCCCACCACATACCTGACTTGGCATGTGCCATCTGGTCATCATTCAAGTTGGACAGGCTGATGAGTGCGCTACGACGTACACCGCCTACGACTACAACCTCACCAATCTTACACATGATGTCGTGACATTCAATGGGGAACAGGCGACGACCTGCTGCACCCTTGAACTTCTCTACAAGGAACTCAAACAGTTCCTCAAGTGGGGCTGGGCCACTTGCTCTACCACCAAAGGTCTTGAGACGTGCGCCAGCAGGACGAACCTCTGACGTATCCCATTGGGGTATCTGCCCTGCATACAAGAGAGAGATTAGTTCACGCAAAGATTTAGCCCATCCTGGACGGGAGTCTCCAACCTTGATAACTGTATCACTGACATGCATGTCTTCATTTACAACAGGTAGCTTCTCAATGTTGTGACGTTCTACTGAGAAACCCACACCCGTTCCACACATGAGTATATACATAGTCTCGTCAAAGGCACGAGGGCTATCCACAGGTACGTAAGAACAGTTATAGCCACCCACATGACAGCGATCCAACGCAGGACCAGCAGTCATCAATGCTCTCATGCTTGGCATGATGTCTTGATTTAGTACAGCCTGTTCCAGTTCACCTCGTAGTTCATCTGACAGGACATACTTGTGCTTACCCTTTAGATGTTCTGCCATGTAATCAAAGTATCGTGCGACTGTCTCGCCCCATGTCTCACGACGCTGCTCATCTTCTTTCCATCGGGCATACCTAGAAAGCGCAATAAAATTTTGATAGTCTGTTGGTAAATAATTGCTCATATTATCTCACTCCATAATAGTTTTTATATGTCTAATGTTTGCACCATCCACTTCATAAAAATATTCTTCAAGACTGTCTTGTATATCTTGCCCTACATTTTCATCTGCTGGTATAGGATACTCTTCTGGATCAATGTCTAGGGTTATGTATAGTTTAACTTTCATTACATTCCTCTATTAACTTAGCCAGATACCATTGCGCTTTCTGCAAATCTTCTATACCATTCTTGTAACGATAACGCCACAAGTATTTCATTATATTTCCCTGCAAATAGTATTCGTATCCATCACCTGTTGCTGCACGTATCGCGTCTATGCATTCTATACCAGCCTTATTATAATGAGGTGGGCTGTTCACCATATCTGTTTTTGTGCTTGATATTTTTGTTGTGTAAAATTCGTCCATCAGTTTATCCTCATCTTCAGCTAGTTTGTTTTTCATGTACTCTTCATGTCGCATTATGCAGTACCCTTTGTATCACTGTTAAAATTAATGGTAATGACATTGCCATCTACTGATTCAATCTCTGCTGTACCACTGCTTCTTTCGTCAAACTCATAAGAAAAATAATTCTCTACATAGTGAGATACAAAATGTCTAAACTCGTCATCCTGTTCCATGAGTGGAATCGTCGATAGCATACACTTAACTACATACTCCATATCTTGGTACAAGTCAAGAGGAACATCGTTACCTTGGCTACTGATGACAGAAAAATTTGCTTCGCCCGTATACTCTTCATTATCTTTTACAGGTCGCACCCGTATAAGAAAATCTTCGTCTAGTATTTTTTCTTCCTCTGTCATTTTTTACTCCTTTTTACTTTTGTCCCTTTGAACTTTACAAATTTTGGATGTTTGTTTTTTCCTTTTTCTTTTAACCAGTCTTCAGGAATTACACGATCATAATATCTAAAGCCATACTTAATACACCACTCACCATACGTTGACTTGGCACCCTTACGTAGCTTTCTTCTACTACTTTCAAATACAAAACGTATGTCTAAGTTAGGATGCTGCCTCTTAATTGCAAGATGCTTACGACGATCTGCTGCCGTAAACATACCCTTTGTTTCAATGATGATGCCGTTGGACAGCACGAAGTCAGGTGTGTAGGTTCTGTAAGCAAGGTCTTCCCACTCAATCTTGATAGACTCATAATCAAATTTTATTTTTAAGTCTATAAGGTATTCAGAAATCTTATGCTCAAGTCCGCTACGAAATCCTAGTTTACGTGCTGCCCTAAACCTTTTAGCATTATGCATTAGGATGCTCTACCAGAAAAGAACGATGCTTCATTATACGCAGGTGCTAACTCGACATATGAAACCATCTTTGGTTGTTTGGCTTGTGACTTCACTGCTGGTAATTCCTTTAGGTCCGGCCAACATTCTTTACGATAGTCGCAGAAAGAACACTCTTTACACAACATCTTATTACCTGTAGCCTTACCCCTAAATGTTTCTTCTACTGGCTCAAAGCACCGACTGAACTCATTCGTGTTCACAGTGTCGATTGTGCTATTGATCTTTTGCATCTCCGCTTCTTCATCAATGCCCGTAGCTGGAACATATTTGAAACTACCATTTGCTTTATTGACTACCCACCAGCCCCCAGGTTTTAGACCTGTAGCTTTTGCATAACCTACAAGCTGCGCTACGTAACCAAAGGCATCCCCGTTACGTAGTGTTTCAAATGATTCAAACTTGTTGCGATACGACCAATCAGATGCTGACTTGACATCATCAACAGCACCATCAAGAGTAAGATCATATGTTCCATTAATTGTATGTTCACCAATATCAAGTGATACACTTTCTGAATCTCCATACTCAACTCCTGCTTCTGTTAGTAGCCCTTTGAATACTGCTTCTACAATATCACCAAGCATCATGTTCATAACAAATGTAGTTGGGCGAGGCAGGGCTGTCTCAGGTTTATTTTTGTCGAACCACAGTTGGCAAGTTGGCCTACCAAGATTAGACATACGTAACCTAAATTCACGTTTCCCTGTCCCACCAAACTGGCGAAGCACAGCCTGTCGAACATCCTCTGCAATTTGTTTAGCAGTGTCCTCTGACATGGTTGACTTACCTTTTGTGGCATCGTCCATGTATTTGTGCAACGCCAGTTCGGCTGGATGGTTCATATCATTCTACCTCTTCAACATCAATGTCAACAAAAGATTCAGCAAGTTCCTTTTCTTCTTCGGTTGCCTTCGCTACTTGCTTCTCTTCCCACTCTGAGAGAATCCTGCGATTGTGATTTTCAACCACAGCTTTAAAGTCTCTCAGTAAGTTTTGGTCAGAGTCTACAATGTCATGCACGGTATTCAAATCAGCTTCGCAGACAGGTATGTAGTACATACCACTTGGCCCTTTACGTTCAGCCGTCGTCACGATAGTGTCGTGCATAATGGGTAGTCTGCTGTGCTGTGCAAACTTATTGAATACATCACCGAAGTTTTTGTATCCTTCTTTTACTGACACATCATAAACGAATGGTACATTCTCCAGTTCAACAGAATTACCTTGTTCATCCTTTGCATCTACAAAGGTAACGGTACCGTATAGAGAACGAGTACGTTTGATGGACCGAATCAATTCCTTCATGTCCTGTGACAGTGCATCAAAGTCCTTGATGTAACCAGAAGGTTTACCACAGTTAAAGTTACCAGCATCGTCTTTCAAATCAATGTCTAGCTTCTCTGCCATGACAGTCTTAACATAGTTGTTGCTAGACGAATCATACTTCTGATACAGAAACCTTTGCATAAACAAACGCATCTTAATCTTCTCAGCGTAGACATCATTGCCATCTACGTTTGCCATGAAGAATGATCCAGCCGATATGATATCGACATTCATCGTCTTACCATTAACCTCTGCCTTACCCTTAATAGGCTGGCTGTGGATTTTAATACGGGCAAGACTACTCTTGTTCTCACCTGTATCAGCAGCCATGCCTAGCATTTGTGCCATAGCTGCGTAGTTATTAGAATCAATTACTGCAAGTTCAGTCATATATAAATACTCCTTTCGTGTAAATTAGAAGCGTAGTTGTATCACACAACGTCTTTAGTGTCAAGCCAATTCTCACCAATTTTTGCTTCTAGTTCTAGTGGTACGTTAAATACGATACCCCATCTCATTGTAATTAAACCAGGAAGATCGTTATTAGTTTTGTTAATAATATCAATCACCTGACGTTCTTCGTTTGGATGCACATCCACTACAATACTGTCATGCACACTGTTCACAACACATGACTCCATTCCTACCAACAGCTTATCAATATGCAACAAAGCAATAGGCACGATATCTGCTGTAGCAAACGACTGCACAGGATAATTCTTGATCTGTGTAAAGTTTGTTATCTTACCACTCTCAAGTCGTTGCACCCCTTCAAACTTAAACTGACGGCCAGAGG